TAATGTTATAGCCAGGAAAAAAAACGCGACCCTCAGACAAGCTTAAATAGCGCAGTCCCCCCAACCCCAACCCCCAACAAAATGCCTTACGCCCGGAGATACACAACGTATCGCCGAAGTTATCCCCGCCGCCCTTACCAATCACGCCGGAGTTACGGAGTTAGGAGACCTTATTACCGTCGCCGATATTTCACCATGCCTTACTACTCGCGCCGTCGCCGATATGGTCACCGCCGCCAGTATGGCCGGAAACGTGTCCTCAACATCACTTCCCGTAAGAAGCAGGACACTATGCTCCCCTTCACGAATACCACCGCGTCTGCCGTATCGGGAGGAACCACTTTCACAAATCAGGCAGCAGTCCTTGTGGGGGGTAACACTTACGTCTTCCCTTGGTGTTGCACAGCCCGCGACAACACAATCAACGGGTCCCCAGCCACAGTCTTCGCAACCGCAGCCCGTACAGCCACAGAGTGCTACATGCGTGGCCTCAAAGAGCGCATCCAGATCCAAACAAACACTGGCATGCCATGGCAGTGGAGAAGGATCTGTTTCACGCTAAAGGGCGATGTCCTTACCCAGTACAACGAGACCGCCTACAAGATCTACGATGAGACCAGCGATGGGTGGTCTAGAATCGTATCCAACACTGGCGTAGCCAGTAACCTAGCAACCGCCGTCCAGAACCTCGTATTTGCGGGGCAGCAGGGCAAAGATTGGACCGCAGTGTTCAATGCCAAGGTCGATGACCGTCGCCTTACGCTAAAGTATGACAAAACAGTCTACATTCGGTCAGGCAACGCAAGTGGTGTGATGAGGGACTACCACAGGTGGCATCCAATGAACGCCAATCTCGTGTACGATGACGATGAGGCCGGCACTAGTATGGTCCCTAGCTACTTCTCACCAGAAGGACGCGCAGCCATGGGAGACTATTACGTATTGGATATCATAGCGGGAGGTTCAGGTGCAACCAGCTCCGACCAGCTTACATTCAACCCCCAAACTACTCTGTATTGGCACGAAAGATAGGCTCTCGCACTTCGTAGAAGACACAGTTTTCCTCCAACCAGTCCCATTCAATCTTTGTTTTGTTGTGATCGTCCATTCCAATTTCATCCCTTGGATCCCTGTTGCAGATGAAGATCGCAGGCTTACCCCACTTAACCCTTCGCTTACCCTTGTACTTGTCCTGCACCATGAATTCAAATTGTCCGCCCAACCAATCCTTGTAGCTGAAATAACCAGCGCGCAAGCCATTGACCATGTCGTCAAAAATAGCGTACTCAACAGAATCAGAGAATGACGCTAGGTCCCACAGGCCTCCACAGTAATAGTGGCTGCCTAGTGATCTAGCCCACACTGTCTTTCCAAGCCGAGTCGCACCAAACAACACGAGTCCCTTTGGACGCCCTAAACATCAAGTCAGCCTAACCCCAACAGCGGGCACGGAGCCCGACATTTGCTCGTGGCCCTTGGGGCCCGAGCGGGAGGGCCGTGCGTAAGAAGCAAAACACACAACCCCTAGCTGAGAATCTATTCCCGCGGGAGTGACCGGCCTCCGGTCGGGAACGGTGAGCACATACCAGAACAACCACGTACATTGTCGTCCACCCAATCACGGAGCTCAAAAGGCACCGAGAATTCCCCATCAGGTGTAGACCACTCCACATTCACCGGTCGATACTTCCAGTCAGCGTAGGCGGTGAGCGAGGAGAAGTTACACGCTAACTGTCGAGGAGCCAGACGCGCAGCAGCATCGAAAAACTCCTCACGAGTCCTAGCAAGAATGATTTCAAACCAGGCGTCATTGGAGGGTCGCTCAGAGCCATCCCCATCTCCGCCGGGTCTAGTGCCCTTCTCGCCGATGATATAATGCCCCTCTTTCTGGCCTGCATGCTTGGCCACGTAATCCCAGCCTCGTTGAGGTTTAGCTCGACGGACGCGTATGTTAGGAACACGCGTTCCAATCTTGAATGTTGCTCTTGCGTCTCTGTCGGTGTAAGGGTCGTCAAAGCAACACATAACGTGGATATGAGGCTTTCCATCCTGATGTAGCTCTCGACCAATCCGGTAGTCGCATCCAAGTCGTTCAAGCACGCTGATAAGTGCATCCGTATCGAATCCATCGGGAATTGTGGGGTATGTAAGCATGAAGTATTGTTCATCCTCGAGCTTGTACTTGGCCGGCATAGTGATGAGATTTTTCCTGGCGAAATC